GCAACCTTTTTATTTTATGAAACTGTTACAGGATTTTTCTTTATTTCTATAGAAACTCTTTTTGCTGGAGGAGGGATGGGGTATTTGAAACCTGCAGATGATCCACCAGGCACTAGTCCACAGGAAGGACAATATGCTTTTGGAGATATGAGAGCTAAAGAAACTTATACTATATGGCCTAAACGTTTAGAGCAAACGGAAAGCAGAACAACTTTAGAGGAAAGAACTGCTATGGAAATAGTTTCTGTGGATCAATTTGAATATACTTCTAATTTTGATGTATTAGAAAATTTAACAAATGGAATGTATGCAAATAAATTATTAACCCATGATATAGTTAGAATGAAATATGATACTCTTGACTTTAATTATATTGATAGATCCATACAAAGAAAAGAAATAATTATTCATAGTGATGGTACAGAAGAAGAAAAAGATAGAATCTTAAGTGCTGCAGATAAGAAAAATTTTGCAGATTCTTTTACACACTTAGATGAGGGACTGCTATGTACTTCTTACCAAAAAGGATTAGGTTCAAGTGAAGCGCATGTGAGTTTTTATCCTACTAATTTTGGACATAATGAAATACGACATTTTAAAGATGGTATTGGAATAAAAACTGTTAAATCTGGTTCAGAATTGGGACCTTTAAATATTGTTCCTAATAGAGTAGAACAATGGATGCAACAGAGAATAGTTCAAAATCAACAAATTAATAATATTAAAATATTTATTAGAGCACCTGGACGATCAAATAGAATGGTAGGGGATGTGATAGAGTTTAAACTACCGTCTCCAAATTTGGAAAATAGAGGTAAAGGTCGGCCGGATGAACACAAATATTTAAGTGGAAAATATTTAGTTACTAAATTGCGTCATCATTTTACTAGAGAAAAATATCAAATAGAATTTGAGTGTATAAAAGATTCTTTTAAAGCATCGATGCCGGATAGAGCACGAGAAACTTCCGGAGCTCCGCGTGATGAAGCCGGCACACAAATAGTTGGAGTATCGTAATTGTCTTATTTTATGGGAAAAGAGGGATTTGTTTGGTGGCAGGGAGTTGTAGAAGACCGCCACGATCCTCTTTATCTTGGTAGATGTAAAGTTAGAATTTTAGGTTGGAACACAGAAGAGAAAGTACATCAACCTACAGACACATTACCTTGGGCATATCCTGTTCAACCAATTACTTCTGCTGCTCAAACGGGAGTGGGAACAACTCCATTGGGTCCTGTAGAAGGAACATGGGTATTAGGATTTTATAGAGACGGAGAAAGTGCACAGGAACCAATGTTTTTTGGAACATTTGGAGGTATTCCTGAAAAAGATGCTAAGGGTGAAAACTTACAGAAAGGTTTTTTTGATCCTAGATTACCAGATGGTGATCAAGAATTAGGAGGACATCCTGATTTTCCTGATGAACTTGGGCCGCGTCAATTAAATTATAATATGTTTAGTAGATATGCAGGACAAGCAGTTCCTAGAGAGCCTGCTACAATCGTACATAATTCAACTCCAGATCCTACGCAACACCCACAAGATTTAAAAATATCAGAAAGTGTTTTACTTAAACAAGGAGCAAAAGCTACAACTCATGAAGCACATGTAAAAGGTGAATATTCTAATTTTCCTGTAACACAATTAATTCGTGCTCCTTTTGCCCAAAGTCCAGCATTTACTGTTAAAGTAGTAGAAAATCCTGTTAGGTCTACCTTTCCAGATTCGGGTTTAGCTCCGTTAGATAAGGATATTCCTGAATCGTTAATTTCAACTACAAGAAATTTAAATTACCTTAAAGAACCTACTACGAATAGACTAGCTCGGGGAATGCGAGGAAATACTATTTATACTGATCCAATGATTTCTGGTATTGTATATGAAAAAGCAATTAATCGAGAACAAGGACAAGTAAATATTGCATGTGCTACAGGACGTACTTGGTCTGAACCTTATCCTCCGTGGGCGGCATTATATCCTTATAATCATGTACATCAAACAGAAAGTGGACATGTTATTGAAATGGATGATACTCCGGGACATGAGAGACTACATTGGTATCATCGAACAGGAACTTTTACAGAGATTCATCAAGTAGGAATTAAAGTAGATAAAATAGTTAATGATTATTATAATATTATTTTAGGAGGACGTTATACACATATTGAATTAAGTGATTGTGAAACTATTGATGGTATGCAAGAAGTTTATGTTAAAGGAAGAAAGAGTGATAAAATAGGAAGTTCTTATCTAATTGCAATGGGGAAGGGAAGTTTTTCTCTTGAGAATCCTGGAAATGATGTTCTTATTAATAGTGGTAATACTAAAATACATGCATCAGATAAAATTAATTTAACTTCAACACATTTTTATCGCCATGCAAAACATGCACATTCTACTACGGTGGGAGAACAAACGGATAAAGTGGGCGGAAAATGGAAAATGTCGACCACAGGATCTATGAGTCTTAATACTACAGGTTCTGCAAGTCTTCAAGCAGGTGCTTCATATTCTATTAATGCTACAGATTCTATAGCTGAAAGTATTTTTGGATTATTACCAAGTACAACATTAGGGTTTGCAAAAAAGACAACTGCAACTTTAGGGAGGATAGGAACAACATCTATTGATAATGCGCTTTCAGGTGGTATTGAGATGGAATTGGGTTTGAATGGTCTTGGAGCAAGTATTACAATGAAACCTTTAGGAGATATAGATATCTCTTCTAATTTAGGAACAACAGGGATTACTGGGTCCGCATTAATAGGAGATATTAGTTGGGAAACCTTAGCAGGAAGTATTAAAGAAGCAAGTTTATTATCTTCATTTGAATTAACTCCTTCAGGAGAGGCAAATATGCAAGGACTATTAGGAGAAGTTAGTATAAGTAGTGCCGGTAAAGTTAAGGTTAAAGGATTGATAATTACTATGAAACAGTTTATGGATGAGATAATAGATATTATAACAGAACATATACATCCTAGTGGTTCAGGACCTACGGGACCACCAATGCCACCGGCATCAGTAAAATTGAATTTATTAAAATCTTTAAAAGTAGGACAAAGTTTCGAATAATGGCAATGGTACCAAGTATAATGAAAAGTGAATTAGGAATGATGTTTATGGAGCAGCCGGCGATGGGTATAACTCCAGGACAAAATATAACAAAATCATTTAAAAATTATTTATCTATGTCGATGAATGCCGGAGGACAGCCGTTTGCTACTGTTATGCCCGAGCCATTTGGAGTAAATATTGGCCAAATTTTTCAAGGACAAATGCCTGTAGGTGTAACCATAGGTCAAGCAATAGGAACACAATTATCTTCTATGGCAATGACATATATGAGTACATTTCAGATTGGGCCGCCTGTTGCTCCACCATCTCATATACCTCAGTTGATGAGATTGTTTAATGCTTACGCCCCTTCACCAATGGATTTTGGCCGAGCTCTTGGAGGTATTTTAGCAGATTGGGTAAAAACTTGGGTAGTAAGTGGGTTACTTCCCGGTACACCGCCAGTACCATTTTCGGGACCTTTATCATAGAGAGAAATTATGGCAGGAGCAATACAGAAAAAACTTAATGAAATTGTAACAGAATTAAATTCTTCACCAGATAATCATTTACTTTCGCGTGAAGGTATTTTAGATTCTATTACTTTGACGAGAGAATTTGCACAAACCATGCTGAATGCTCTCTGTGAAAAGTTTACTTCTGCTACAGGAGATTATTCCCTTTCTCAAATATGTGAAAACCTCGCACAACAAAGAGCAATATGTTATGGTGCTAGAGATTTAAAAACTTCTTTTAAGAAATTTGTTTTTCCATCATATGAAGTTGTAAATGGTGCCTTGGGACTTACTGAACCAAATACATCTTTTATGGGACTAACCGCATCTCAGATTTTAGATGAGTATCAAATTACACTAAGCACTACTCCTGGCGTGACACAAACAGAAGGAAGTAATGTTTTTAGCACCTATGTTGGAGATTATTATCTTGTAAGATCAAGAGTAGATGGAGAATTAGTGGATGTTACTGTGAATATTAGTCCATATACAACACCTGATGCTGAGATAGTTTTTGGTAATACTATAGCTTGGGGAAGTGATATATCAGGAGAGGAGACAGCTAATACTTGGAATTATAATTGGGCAAAAGTGAATGTTGCTTCAGTAACTATAATTAATTCTGGTGCATATAATGAATTAACTACTATGACATTAACTGATCATTTAACTCAAGGAAGTAATACGGAGTATGATCCTGTAGGACCCTCATTTGGAGGAATACATTATTTAAAAAGACATGTTGATTCCGTAAATACATTTACTATCACGGGATTAGCGACAGCTAATACACAAGAAATTACTGAGGTTTCAGATGATGATATGGCAAAAGTAAAACATGGAGATGTAATAACTTCATCAAATCTTCCAGTTGGTTATTATGGCCCAACAACTATACTTGCAGCGAAAGCAGCAGAAAATAAAATTAGAATTAGTGATTTAATTTATGATGTAGGTACGGTAACACAAGAAATGAATACTGTATCTTTAACAGGAGGAACTTTTCCGTTAACAGCAGGAATTGATGGAGCAGTCATTACTTTTGAGGGGGGAGGAGGCACAATAGTTAGCCGACCTAGTGATATTAAATTAACACTTTCAACTACTTCAAATGTTTATACACAACAAGCATATTCTATAACGTATGGAGGGAAATCAGAATCAAATGGTGTAATAACTTATACAATTAATAGTGTTCCTTTTAGTCATGCAAAAGATGATATTTTTTGCCAGATTAAAATAACTGCAGAAGGAATAGTTAAAAATGATGATTGGAAACCTATTGGTGATGGTGAAGGAGATTATAGTGGAGCAGACGAAGGACCCGATGACACGTTAACTGCAAATACTACTCAATTTATCGGGCTTTTAGGATTTTATGATCCAGATAACGGTTCTGCTAATGCAACTAATGATTTGACAAAATCTGCGAGAGATGATTATTCTTCTGTTGGTAAAGAATATAATGAAGTAAATTATCCCTATGTAGAATTAAATCCTTTTAAACCTGCTATAGGACCTACTGCTGGAACGTATAAAGTAGAGCAAGGTGAACTTACAGGAACACAACCTCCGTCATTGGGAAGACAAGATGTTTATTCGGGAAGATATATTCGTTGGGATAATAAGAGAGCATCTGCTACCGGCGCATTACCAGAACACAGATATTATACTGACAGTGCTGAAAAATTTTATTATGAATTACCTGCTAATGCAGGATATACTTCTGGAACTTCTTCTGTTGCAAGTCATCCTATGCCAGCTGAAGGGGAACCTCCTCACGCTATTGCTAAATCAGGATTAACGGGCGCTGTTTCTAGAGTACAAGGAGCAACAGTTTCTTGTGATGGAGTATCAATTGGAGTTGCGGCTACAGGAGATGTACCTGTAGATGATGATACAACTGCTCCTTCTTTATCTGGTACTTACCCAACAACACCACCCTCTACGGGTCAAACTATAGGACATTTTTATGATACGGCCGCAAATAATTACATTTATGATAATCATTATAGAATTGATATTGTGACTATAACAGATAATTCTGGTGGAGTGACTCCTACCCCTAATACTTGGGTGGCTACTACTCGTACAGATGTATCAGCATTTGTGTGTCGATATAATTTTGCACAGAAACACATATATGAAGCGGCCGGTGATGCAAATACTTCAATGAATGCCGATGTACAGTTTATACGTGATACAGTAGATGATTTACAAGCAATTGATGTTTTTCGTGATCCGATAATTACAGGAGCAGAAGCAGGAGGTAGTGGAATATCTGATTCAGCTTTTGATACTTATATGAATGTAGCTACAGAAGCAGATTTGGCATTGTTATCAACATCATTGACAAATTTTCGTAATGCTCTTACTACTCAAGGTAGAACAGGACCGAATAATGGTAATGCTGGATTAGGAACACTTATAACTTATTCGAATTCCACATGGGCAGCTTTTCATACTGAGGTAGGAACATTTGGTAGTAATTGTGGAAAGAGAGTTACAGAAATAGATGCACGTATTGGTGTACCGACCCGTGCAGGTACTCAAGCAACTGCTCGTGGAGTTGCACCTGCAATTTATGTATCTACAATTCCTTCATCGAATACAACTGGAGGACAAGCACCTTATGGTAAATCACTTTTCAATAATGTTAATCATTTATTAGGGAAAGATATTGATCTATTAGGAAAATTGATTGGAGATGTTCAATCATTAGGATCATTAATCGATTTAGTAAAAAAAGCAAGAAATAAATTTGAAATTTATAATGGTAGAGATAAGGAGTATAGTGATGTCTAAAAAAGCACCTAAATGGCAAAAGGCAAACCCTAACCGAACAGATATAAAAGACCTATTAAATAAGACGAAAAAATTCACAGAGATGTATTTAATAGTTCTTAAAGAAAGAAAAAAACATTGGGAAATGTATTTAGAAGCGGAAAAGGAAAAAAATGGCTAATCCAGAATGGAAAAAATGGACAATTGCAGACGCGGGTGCAATTAAAGATATTGCTGAAACCGCAAAAGCTTTAGCTGAACAAATTAAAACTACTTCAGTATTAGCGCAAACTGCGATGAGCGTAGTAAAAGTTATTGCGGAATTACAATCTGCTAATCCTTTTTTGAAGGCGCTGGAAATACTTGCAGATGAAGCAATTAAAGCACTTCAAGATATGAAAGAAGCTGGATATTATTATCTTTATGTTGATCCTTATTCGCCTGTAAAAAATGTAGCTCCCAAGTTCAAGGAATCTTATGGTTTTGAAGTATTGAGGGATTCTTCCGGTCGGCAACTATTTTGGAATCCTAATCATGCAGATCCAGAATCTACAACAATACCCATGGCCGCTGTACCAATTTCGGATCGGGATTATCCTGATGGCTCACCTAAGTTTGTACCAAAAATAGCAATGCCACGAAAATTAATAGCTGGAGGATGGAGTCCTTATACTATTCCGTGGACATCAGTTGACCCATTTGAAAAATTAACACCGTTTCCTATGTATAGTGCAAGAAATGTGTTAGAAACTATGGCGGAAGCATTTAATGATGAAGGAGATATTGCTAGATACGAGACAAATCAGTTGGAGGGTCCTCCTTCTGTGAATCCACCAAAGGATGCTATAGTATTTGATGATCTAGGTCAACCTTTTTCTGGTTGGGATCCTAATGTTAAAGAATACGGATTACAGTTATGGAATATGGGAGAAAAAACTGCAGCTGGAGCGGAACATGCATCTGAATTTTTAAAAAATGGCGGGTGGAAATCAGAAAAAATAAAACTTAATAAAGTGATAACAACAGGTAGACCCATGTCACAAGGTAGTACACTCGGTGACGGTTCTTCTGCTTTAGTATTAATTATAGCTGCACCTTCATATAAAGTATTTGTAGAAAGTTTTTTTGCATTTGCTAAACTTTTTGAAGATATACCGGAATTCATGGAAGCAGCATATGGAAACATTATGGATACTTATAATGAATGGGCAGACCCGGAACCTCAAGTGTTAACCTTAACCATGTGTGATTCAAAATATGGATTATTTGCTGTGGGAGATGTTATAAAAGGAATCAATTATGGAGGGTTAGGTAAAATAACAAAAATAGAATCCTCCGTGGCCTCTTCAATAGTTTCTACTGCTTTATATACAATAACAGATGATGTTGGGGAAACAAGAAAAAGATATTTAGAAAAAAATATGAATGAAGATGGGCGTTATCAGGATATGGTAATAGAAATAAAACCAATTCCTACTCAAGAAGCAAAGGGGGTAGAAAATTGGACTCCACAAGATGCTGTTCGTGAACAAGAAATGAGAGGCTATAAAGGAACTGGAGAAGAAAAACAGCCAAATTATATGACTAAGGGTGCGGACACAGCTAGCATGCCCGCTGCGTCCGGTGCAGGGCGCGGGCTGAAAAAATCGAAAAGAGTTTATCCAAAATATGGTACAGTAGCTATGCAAAAATTAACTGTGCCAAAAGAGGCCGTAAGTCCAAATTTTGCAGGCATTAAAATGGGTCAGTGTATTCCAATGTGGAATGAATTTTTTGAGTATTTAGAGGCTCAGGTACAATCTGTAAAAGGATTAACTGTAACAGCTAGTAAATTTATTCAAGACATTATTGATGTACTTGAAGAACTTATAAAAGATTTAGAAGAGATGATTGCGACTATTGAGAAATTTTTAAAATTCTTTGAAGTTGATTTATCTAAAGCAGGAATATATGCTCTTCATATAGAAAACCAACAAGATGGAAATGATGGGTTAGTATCGGCAATGATGGGTGCATCAGGACTACCTACGGGTTTAGGTTATGCCGCAGGTATTTTATTTGTTGGAGTTGAATTAGGTGGTGTTAATCTTCTTGACAAGACCTTAGCACCACTAATAATGGGACTTTGATGGAAGCAATTAACTAAATAATATAGAGGGAAATATGGCCACAACACACGGAAAAGAATACGTAGATTTTGATATGGACTTTGGAAGTCATCCTGCGCACGGAGATTTAGAACAAGTTAAAAAAAATAATGTTATCAATAGGTCAATTAGTAATTTAATGAAAACTAATCCGTATGAAAGATTATTTCAACCG